CCTTTCGCAAATAGGTGGCATTTGTTAGCGGGTCGACGCTAAGAGAAGATGTTATAAAGTAGAGGCGCATACACTTTCGTGGCGCTTGCAAGTACGAGTAGAGGTGCATACACTTTCGTGGCACTTGCTCATAAGTTAACTGCTTCAGGGACGGATTAGTTGGGGGCAAACTGACTCCATTTGCCTCCAGACCTTGTCGTTAGGTCGATTCAACCTCTGAGAAAGCACCGGCACACTACCTTTTGGAAATCGGTAGTTGTCGGAGTACCACTGAGCTGATGGTGTCACTGGGAACCCTTCTAATGTTACATGAAGGGTCTTCCCGAGACCTGGGAGTTCCATCGTTTCAACGGCAGTTTCAAACTCTTTCTGAGCTGTTATCGAAATTCCATATAATTTTTCGACAAGGACACGCGTTCGCTCAGTTACTGGGCGAAGAACTGGCAGCGGGTCAGCGATTTGGGCCCGCAGGAGGTTTCTGTGATATTGGTCAGTATTCTCCACAATCGTTTTCCTGATTTGAGTTTGTCTGGTCAAAAACTCAATTCGTCTACCGAAAGCGGATAACATTGGTACTCCATTATATTGATGAACCAAAGACAAAGATTTTGCTCGCATCAACTGCATGAGTACTCCCGGTGTTGCTCGAACATATTTCTTGTTCGTCCATCCAAAATTACTCAACGTTGCCATCGGGTCAGTTAAAACGACTTTGTCGATCGTGTCAAAAATGTTTCCGCAGAAGGATGCTTCATTTAAATTGTCTCTTTGTTCGACTTTTATTGTGAAGCCTAAATCCTCATAAGTAGCTATCGTGGGGGCTTTGTCTTGGTATTGAAAGGTGAATAATCCGTCATCGCCTTCCACAAACCCTTTCACTTTCCCAGCCCCGGTCATCTTGGCTGCGAATAACGTCAACATTAAATTCGCGAACCCATTACCGAGTGAAGTGTTCATTTCCCCAGACATCCTGGTACCTATTAATTGGACTTTTCCCTGTTTGAATACACACAGATTTTTCCCAGAAAGTACAGCTTTTATCACTGCCATCTTGTTGCGCTGTTCCTCCGAAAGATGTTGAGTCATGTAGTCATAAAGAACAAACTCAATCAATCTCATCATCTCTGGAGTAAAGTGCGACTCGTACGCAGTATAATCGGTGCTGTAATATTTCTTTCCCTCAGCCGATAATTTTTCCATGATAACATCTGGACGATCTGGAACTGGGACCGTCTTGATGAACCAATCATTCTTTTCAGTTACTTCAAAAACCTGATGTGAGATTGCCTCAAACAATGGTCCGGAGTAACACTTAAAGAAGTCGTCACGCGAATTTATTAATCGGGGGGCTTTTGGTTCGGGATAGCTCTCATCCTTAATAAAGCTCTTAACCAATTTATCCGACTCGGACAGTACCGATTTCTGTCCGCGCCGCCACTTCTGCAACAATGATAATTTCCGCTTGGCTGTGTAATCCCGACCTTCTAGCCAGTGTTCAACTGTCAGGTCTGTTTCCATTTCCAAGGGCTTCAAGTGTTTCTTACACCATGTCCGTACGAAACTACGAAGCTGGCGTTTTAACATTCTGTTGCAGGCAGGAGTTTTTCGCCCAAATCTCTTGAGAACTCCAAAAATCCAAGAGACTGTACACCCGGGGTCGGGGCGAGGATCGA